ACATGGCCATAGACCGAACTTAGAATATTGACATCTTTGATGAATGACTGCCAGGTCCTGCCCTCGAGGTCTGCATCCTTCAGGAAGGCATCCAGTTCTGGCATGTTTTCCAAAGATCCCAATTCTCTGTTGGGCTCTGTTCTAAATAAAAAACTATTAAAAATATGCACCACTGATTTACAATGGTTATCATATGGTGTCTGTGCCAACCTGCTGATGTATTCAGAGGAACTTTCCATCTGATACTTGGTTAGATAATTTCCAAATCTATACTCCAGGCCCCCGAGGTAGCTTCGGATTAAAAATTCCCAGCGTCTTATGTAATTTTGATATTCTGGATGTGACGGCAGGCCCTGTGCGTTGAATCCGCCTCTGTCCCTGCTACCATTGACTGAACTAAATTCGGCCATCACCCGTCCTCACTGTAAATCTTTGTTGATCTTCGGGTTCTATTTGTCTCACAATTGGGTATAAGAAAGAAACTTTGTATCCCAGGGCATCGTTCATATGATCAAGTCCATCTGTTTTGTTCGGCAAAGAAGTGCCCTCCTTGTAGGTGTGTTTTACTAAACTATTTATAAGATGGCGACACCTAGGATGAACTATTATGCCTCGCAATCCTGCCGCATTGCAGAACTTGGAATTCACAGAGTTGATCCTGTCTCTGATGCTCATGTGGCGACCAGGTAGCTTGGTTATGAAACCAGCATTCTGCAGTATAGAAGCATCCGTCCTCCTGGCTGAACTGGTCCTCCTCTGTCGGGCCGCGGGATCTGGATAGGCGAATATCTTCTTGCCTGGATAGCGATTGTGTATCTCTTCCGCCAACTCATCCGTGTTGCTACTCCATATCTGTATCTCGTCAAACACATAGAGCGTGTTGTCTTTGATGTAGGAAACGATGGCTGACATGGGATCCAAGTTAAAATCGATTCCAATGTGATAGGTGGTGATGTCATCTGGAACCGTGAAGTTCTTCACACTCTCCGTCATTGAGAATCCATAATATACTATGCCTGAATAGGTCTCCCACGTGGCCTCATATTCCTGACGGAATGTCTTGGCATCTAGATCTTTCCTTGCCTGTTCGATCTCTGCTGGGGGAACCCATCCGCCATCCAAAGTGGTAAATTGATAACTCTTCCAATGTTCGTTGTCTGAATTTTGTCCCTGTTGATATAGATCATAGAACCAGTTCATTCCCTTGGGTGTGCCACAAAATAGGGCTCGTCCACCTGTGTCAGACAATGTTGGGCGTAGGATCGCTGTCCAGGCCTGCTCATCAATATCCGCACATTCATCCATGACCAACAGATGAAGACCAACCCCCCTAAGGCTATCAAAATTGTCCGCTCCTCTGAGACAGATCCTTGAACCATTCTTGAGATACAGAGTCAATTCTGCCTCGTTGATTTTTTTGATCCATTTTAAATCTTGTAATATTTTTTTAATCTGCACCCAGGCGATCTGCTTGGCTTGTCTGTAGGAAGGAGCACAATACCATACCAGCCTGTTGGGGTGTCTGGCCTCGAAACAGAGTTCCCTGATGGCCAGGGTTGTCTTGCCAAAACGTCTTCCGGTCACTAAAACTTTAAATCTTGATTGATCACTGGCTACTTGTTTTTGCGGCTCTGATAATTTCATCTACTACTCCGGCCACGGTAGAGGATCATTACTTTCTGCTTCGTTTGGCGATTCTGACTGCGAAAGATACTGCTTACCTAAAAATATTAACATACGAACGTCTTTATCTAGAACTGCTTTTTCCCATTGCGATCTACGTAGCGACTTCTTGCCTTCAGCCCGCCCCTTTTCAATTATATCACTGTATCTTTTTTTTAGATTATTGACTGATGTATCCATCACGAGAGCAATCTCTTCATAGGAACACATGATCATGGCCAATTTGAGAATTATATCTGTGTCTAATTTGTATGAGCGTTTTTCTACTTTGGCCATTATAATACCTTGTCTTTCACCACGATGCGGAAATGCCTTGCATCGGTGTCTCCACCGCTGGTCACTATCTTGCATCTGATGTTGTAGATGTTGCCATCCGTGCCGTTCCGCAATCTTATATTGACCAAGGGATTGGTCACCACCACGTCTGTGGCAGCATTGGTTGGGTGTGCCAGGGGACTTGCATCTCCCGCGATGGCCTGTATTGTGACCACTGCTGAACTGATGGTGTGTCCGGTCTGCAGGTAATCAGTGAAATCCAAGGCATACTGCACATTGGCCTGTGAATCTTTCACGATGTATAATCCTGCGTTGTCTCTTTGGAATCCTGTTAGGTTTGCCATTATTCTGTTCTCACTTTCGGTGTTGTGAATCTGTTCGTCATAGGTGGTATCCTTAACTTCATGCTCCTTGTTTCCTGCGGCACCAAGAATGCTCTATTCTCTGCTGGTATGCTATTTAATCTGATCTCTTCGGCTATTTGTATTCCTCGTGATTCCGCATCCACGAAGATCTGGCGTGTTTCCTGCAATAGCTTGTGTATGAGGTAGGGATCAGTTCCAATGAACATCCTTGCTGTGAATATGGGATCAAATGCACTGTCTATGTTTTGAGGGTTATTGATCTTGTAATTGGCTAAGGCATCCACCAATGTGATGCATTGTGCGTTGGTGACACCACTGGGTTTGAATGTGGGTGCCACTGTGAGGCTGAAATCGCTCTGTGCCTGGAACAGGAACGTGGCGATGTAATTGGCCAGCAACACAGGTGTGAATGCTCCGCTGATGGTGTGCGAGTTGTTGATGATGTAGTTGGCCAGTGCGGTCAACACGGCATCGCTTACGATGGTGCTGGAGCCACCTATCAGGCCCGATGGGCTGCCATCGCACAGGAAGTCGCTCCTAATCTCCGCTGGCACTCCCTCTATCAAGAATGCCGAGTTATCCGACAGGGCGGTCCTTGACAACAACTGGCCAACACCACTCCTGATGATGTGACCTATCTCCGAACTGGAGAACACGGAAGTCAGGGTCTTGGTGCTGTTCCACACGTCATCCGGCCATATGTCCCAAGCGGCCTCGATGCCGCCCCACACGCTGTAGGTCCAGGCATCCCAAGGGTCGGTGCTGAGTTCGTCCCAGCCATAGTCAGCGGAATCCGCCGCATAGCCCGCGGTGCTGTATCCCGATATGAAATAGCCCACGATGTTGAAATCATCCCAGCGGTATTCCTTGATCAGGTCAAAGATCAGATTGCCGGTAAAATTGGCGGTGCTCTCACTGGACAGAGACAAGGGTGCGGCAAAATTACTTTTAACATTACCAAGGCCACTAATTGTGTTTCGTGATTGGATCACCAATGGCTCCATGAAACGGAAATTGAATGTGGTGCCCAACAATTCTGTTTCTTGGGTCAATGTGGCCGTGGCACGATGTTCAACCTGGGCAGTGACCGACAATGTGGTATTGCTTTGCAATGTTTTTTCCACGCCTGTGATAACGCTCTGGCTGATCTCGGTCAGGAATGATCTTGCTTGTATGAGACAGTCAGAATCATAGACGCTGGTAATATCTGTGAATATGTTGAATCTGCTTTGAATTACAGGTGCGGTGTCTCCATTCGATCCATCGATCGCATGATTGGTTGCTTCGTATTTGATAACCAAAGTTCCTTGATAATTGGGACTGCCAATGCTTATGAGAGGATTACGGGTGCCTGGATTGCCTCCTGTGTGTATGAAACAACTGACAAAACCACCTGCCACAGTGTCCACTCCAATTTGTTTTGCGGTTGCAGATATAGTCTGCACATCATTGCCCACATTGATCATGGTTGCGATGGTGCCGCTGATGTCTGTAATAAATTCTGAATTGGCATTGCCACCTCGTTGCGTGATGTTGTTGTAAAAATATTGTTGATATGAAGCAGATAGTTGGTTGTTGCTGCCGGGACCCCATATCCTGTTGTGAGACCAAGTCTCATCTGCGGGACGGCTTACCGGAATGGAGATTACTATTGGTATCCTAATTTGTGTAGGAGTAAATTCTACAATGGTTCTGCTAGAGGGTATGTTATTAATAATATCAGGAAATACTGCCAATGCATCATCCGACTCGTGAGCATTGAATCTATAAAGAACTGTTTGTGTTCTGGGGCCTTCTTTTGGAGCACCTGTGTTGTTGTAATCAGCGGTTACAAGAGCATTACCAAATGGAGCAGCGGATGCATTTGGATTCAACGTCATTGCCAATCTAGGCGTTGTATCAGAAAGATTGGGAGGATATTGATCTGCCTGTGTGAATTGAACCCGTATGAGGTTTTGTTGATTATAAGATTCTTGCCTGCGAATTACTCGAGTGCTACTCATAAGGATCGCTCCTTATGCT